AAATTTGACCGCTGACTCGATCAGGCTGTCGGCCGCCGGGCCGCCGCGGGCGATGGCGTGGGCCAGCCAGTACTCGGTGTTTGCATGAACTCGCAGCGAGTCCATCGCGGGCGAGCGAAAGATGCGCAGCATGATGCCGAGCGCATCGCCGGAGGGCGCGGTGGTCTGGTGAAGCAGGCCTTCAAGTTGGTCGCACAGGGCGGCGTGCGCCGCCTGCCGGGCCTTTTCGGCCTCCAGCTCGGCGGCGATCTCAGGCGACAGCTTCGGTTCAGGCGCGGACGGTGGAGGGGCGACGTCCCACCGGTCTGTCCCGGCGTCGTTCCAGCCTTCACCCGAGTCAGCCTCAGGCTCCGTCCAGCGGTCCGCATCGTCGTCCGCCCAGCGGTCGTCGGAAGCAGGTACATCGATGACCGTTTCGGCCTTTTTCTTGCGCGGCTTGCGCGCAGGGGGGACGGCCCAGCCGCGGCGGGCCATTTCGAGGGCGCGTTCATAGGCCTCGCGCAAGGCCTGAAAGCCTTCGGCGTCGTCTTCGGGATGGACCTCTTTCAGACGGCGGGCGTAGGCGCGGCGAACCTCGCGCTCGTCATTGGTCGGCTCGAGACCGAGAATGGACCAGATGGATCCGCCTAGAGCCACGTCTGGCCCTCGAACTGGTCGAGGACGGTGGTGAGCTGGCCGATGGCGTGCTCGATCTCGCGCGGGTCCTGGCCTTCGACCACCAGTTCGAAGCGGGTGATCTGGTCGCCGAGGAACTGGCGGGTTTCGCCGAGTGCATCCTCGTAGCAGCGGTGGCCGCGGGCGAGGACGGTCTTCACCGCATCGGAATCCCGCGGGTGCTGCTTGAGCGCAGCGAGCGCGGCGCGGCGCTTCTCGAAGTCCGGTGCGGCGGCGACATCGTCATCGACGATAATCAGCTGACGGGTCTCACCGGTCTTCATCACCGTGACGTCGACCTCGAGCAGGCCGTTGATGTCATAGGTGAACCGGACATCGGTGGCGCCGTCCTCGGCGCGGCCGCCGGCGAGGGGGACCTTGATTTCGCCGAGGTGGACGTTGTCGACGACATGGCGCGACTCCCCTTGATAGATGCGCAGGATCAGCTCGCGCTGGTGATCACGCATCGGGGCGTAGTTTTGCGTCCGACTGGCCGGAATGACTGTGTTCCGCTCGATAATCGGCGAGAAGATGCCGTCGATGATGCGTCCGCCCGGACCGCGCTCGGCGACCTCGACCCCCAAGCTGTAGGGGCAGACGTCGGTCATGACGACTTCCTTCAGGGCCACGTCGCGGGACTTGAGCCCGGCCTGGACGGCGGCGCCAAGGGCGACGGCCTCGTCCGGATTGACGGCGTTGGCGGGGAACCGGCCGAACATGCGAGTGATGGCCTTGCGGACCACGGGCATGCGGGTCGAGCCGCCGACCAAAATGATTTCGGACAGGTCCTCGGAGCGGATGCCCGCGTCGCGCAGCGAGCGCAGGACCGGATCGCGCAGGCGGTTGAGCAGGCCGGTGCAGAGGATTTCGAACTCTTCGGTGCTGATCTGCCGCTCGATCGCCTGGTCCTTCCAGACGATGGACATGGTGGCCGAGGAGCCCTCGGTCAGTGCGCGGCGGGCCCGCTCGGCGGCGACGCGGATGCGTTCGCGCAAGGTGGGGTCAGCGCGGTCCTTTTCGCTGATGTCCTTGCCCGCGGTGCGGCGGAATTCCTCGATGAGGACATCATTGAAGTCCTCGCCGCCCAGACGATTGTCGCCGGTGGAGGCCCGGACCTCGATCACGCCCTCGAAGATTTCGAGCACGGAGACATCGAAGGTGCCGCCGCCGAGGTCGAAAACCAGGAAACGGCTCTCATTGCCGAGTTCGTGAATGCCGTAGGCCAGTGCGGCGGCGGTGGGTTCGTTGAGCAGGCGTTCGACGCGAAGGCCGGCCAGTTCACCGGCGCGGCGGGTGGCCTTGCGCTGCTTGTCGTTGAAATAGGCGGGGACGGTGATGACCGCCTCGGTCACCGGCTCGCCCAGATAGGCCTCGGCGTCGGCCTTGAGGCGGCCGAGAACGAGGGCCGACAGTTCCTCGGCCGTGAAGTCACGTTTGCCCAGGGGCGTCGCGCGGTTGGCGCCCATGTAGCGCTTGAAGGCCGTGGCGGTGTGGCGGGGGTGGGTGGACTGACGCTCCCGCGCGGCCAGGCCGACCATGACTTCGCCCGAGGTTTCATCGACGCTGACGGCCGAAGGCGTCAGGACGTGGCCGAGACTGTTCGGAATCAGCTCCGCCTTGCCATTGCGAAAGACGCCGACCGCGCTGTTGGTCGTGCCCAGATCGATGCCGATGATCACGCGTATCCCCCGAACGCCACTCGATTTTCCCTACCTTGACGGCGGCTTTCGGGGAAGTGCCCCGGCGACACAAGGCCCCGATCGGCGTATGGAGCCGCCGATGACCGCCTTTTGGGAAACCAAGACCCTCGACCAGATGACCCGCGAACAGTGGGAAAGCCTGTGCGACGGCTGCGGTCTGTGCTGCCTGGTACGGTTCGAGGACGAGGACACCGGCGAGGTGATCCCGACACGGGTGCACTGCAAGCTGTTCGACCCGGTGCGATGCACCTGCTCCGACTACGCCAATCGGAAGGAGCATGTGCCGGACTGCATCAAGCTGACGCCCCGGAACATCGAGGCGCTGGAGTGGATGCCAAAGTCCTGCGCCTATCGCCGCATCCATGAGGGGCGGACCCTGGCGCCGTGGCATCATCTGGTCTCGGGCAGCCGCGAGACGGTGCACGAGGCGGGCGTTTCTGTGCGCGGGCAGACCGTGTCGGAACTGGCGTTGAAAGAGGCCGAAGACGCGCTGGACTTCGAGGCCCCCGAGTGGCGGGAAGAGCGCGGCGTCTGAGGCTGTCGCGAACCTTCGTCCGAACTGGCGCTGAGAAGCGCAGGAAGATCAGCCGCTTGTAAGAAAGAGTCCGCGATCTTCCAACGGTCGGGCGCTGGCGCCCCATACTATTGGCAAGACGGAAAAGACCGGCAGGCGGCGTCCCCCGGTTCCGGGCCAACGGAGATCATCATGCTGAACTGGCGACGGCCCTTCGGGGATCGGCGGCGCGTCGCCGCGCCCGAGATCAAGGACAGCCGGGTCGGCGCCCTGATCGCGTTGGCGGGCGGCGGCCGGGCGCGCTGGACCCCCCGGGACTACGCCAGCCTTGCGACGGAAGGCTTCACCAAGAACCCGGTGGCCTACCGGTGCGTGCGGATGATCTCGGAGGCCGCGGCGGCGACGCCGCTGGCGGTGTTCGCGGGCGGCGTTCGGGCCGACGAGCATCCCCTGGCGGACCTTCTGGCGCGGCCCAATCCCGAGCAGTCCGGAGTGGAATGGCTGGAAGGGGTCTATGGCGCGCTGCAGACGGCGGGGAACGCCTATGTCGAGGCGGCGGGGGATGTGGCGCCGGACGAGTTGTGGTCGCTGCGGCCCGACCGGATGAAGGTCGTACCGGGGCGAAGCGGCTGGCCTGAGGCCTATGAGTATTCGGTGCACGGACGGTCTGTGACCCTGGCGCGGGCGGCGGACGGCTGGATGCCGGTGCTGCATCTGAAACTGTTCCACCCGGTTGACGATCACTACGGCTTCTCGCCGCTGGAGGCGGCCGCCTTCGCCATCGACGTGCACAACGCGTCCGGGCAATGGAACAAGGCGCTGCTGGACAATTCCGCGCGACCGTCCGGGGCGCTGGTCTTTTCGGCGCGGGACGGCGAGCGGCTGACCGACGAGCAGTTCGTTTCCCTGAAGACCCAGATCGACGACCTGCACAGCGGCACGGCGAACGCCGGCCGGCCACTGGTGCTGGAGGGCGGACTGGACTGGAAACCGCTGAGCTGGACGCCGGCGGAGATGGATTTCATCGCCGGGAAACACGCGGCGGCGCGGGAGATCGCGCTGGCCTTCGGAGTTCCGCCGCAACTGCTGGGGATTCCCGGGGACGCGACCTACGCCAACTATCGCGAGGCCAATGTGGCTTTCTGGCGCGGGACCGTGGCCCCTCTGGTGCGCAAGACGGCGGCGGCGTTGACCGGCTGGCTGGGTGGTCGCTTTCCGGACGTGCGGATCGAGCCGGACATGGATGCGGTTCCGGCGCTGCAGCCCGAACGGGAGGCGCTATGGGCGCGACTGGAGGCGGCGAGCTTCCTGACCGACGAGGAGCGTCGGCGCATGGCCGGCGTGGGGGCTTGAGGATGGACGGCGTGCGAAAAATTCCCGTGGCCCTGATCACCGCGCTGGCGGTGCAGACGATCGGCGGCCTGGTCTGGGCGGGCGGCGCGGCGGCGCGGATCGGAACGCTGGAGGATCAGGTCGCCGAACAGAGGCTTGTCGCGGAACGGCTGGCGCGACTGGAGGCCCAGGGCGAGGCGACGCGGGCGGCCATGGATCGGATCGAGCGACGCCTGGAGACGCAACGATGAGCCGGCCGGCGGAACAGACGGCGGCCACCCTGCCGGAGACCGTGGTCATCGAAGGCTACGCCTCCCTGTGGGGCGTGGCGGATCTGAACCGGGACGTGGTGGCGAAGGGGGCTTTCGAGGCCTGTCTGGCCAGGACGGGCGCCGGCGGGGTGCGAATGCTGCACCAGCATGAGGGGCGGGCGGTGGTCGGGCTCTGGGACCGGATGGTCGAGGACGATCAAGGCTTGTTCGTCAGTGGACGGATCCTGGACTGGTCAGCCGAGGCGCGGTTCGCCGGGGCCTTGGCGAAGGCCGGGGCGATGGACGGGTTGTCCATCGGCTTTCGCGCGGTCCGGGCCCGGCGCGACGGGGTGCTGCGGGTGCTGACGGAAGTCGATCTGTGGGAGGTGTCGCTGGTGACCTTTCCCATGCTGCCGGGGGCGCGGTTCAGTCCGGTCCGATAGACCGAGAGGTCTGCCATCCATCGACCACCTTGCGGACGGCCGTGAGGAACGTCTGCTGCTTTACGGCGCGGCCCGCGACGATGGCGAAAAAGACGCCCAGGGCGAAGGGCAGGCGGAAGACGAAGACGAGCAGGAGGGCGATCACGCCGATCAGGGCCCAAAGCCCGATCAGCAAAGACATCTGGTCCGTGGGAACCCGGGGTTCGGGCGTGGGGCCGGGCGTCAGGAGCGAGGCCGGGAGGTGGCGCGGGGGCGCATCGACCTCCTGAACCCGCTGGAGCGCGCCGACATTGACGAGCGGGGGCGGTTCGACCGGCCGGGCGGCGGGATCGTGGTCGTTGTGACGATGCAGGTCCAGCAGGGGGCTGGGCGGCATTTGCCGCGTCGGCTCGAAGGGAATGGACTGCCCCCGGGCGTCGACGGTGAAGACCTGATCGAAGGCCACGGTGGCGAAATCGATGGCGCGGGTGTCCTGGCCGTAGCTGTCGCCGAGGAGGCCGAGCAGGACGCCGTGGCGGACGCGGGCCTTGAAGGCGATCGGATCGGGGAGGTGACCGACCATGACGTGGACTGTGCCGAGGTCGCCGGTCGGGCCTGAGACGGGCGTCGGACGGCTGCGATCGACGATCATTTCGGTGAACAGGCCGAAGCCGGAGTTGCGGCGTTGGCTGGGCCGGCTTTCCTCGAATTGGCCCGCCAGATCGGGGATCTCCGCGCGGAGGTCGTGGACCAAGGCGTCCATGACGGCTTGTTCGAGACGGGTGTAGCGGCTCATCGGACGGCGCCCGGGAGCGCGGCCGTGAGGCGGGCGAAACGAAGAGTTCCGGGGCGGTTCACGTCCCGACCCTAACCGCGATCGGCGGTTCTTCAACACCGGAGACAGAATGAAAGAGACCAAACAGGCCCCGGCCACGCCGGAGGCGCGCGCCGCCATGCATGAAATGATGGCCGCGTTCGAGGCGTTCAAAGGCGCCAACGACACGCGGCTGGATGAGATCGAGCGCAAGGCGTCGGCCGATACGCTGCTGGAAGAGAAGGTGGCGCGTATCGACCAGGCGGTGGCCAGCGCTCAGGCGCGGCTGGACCGGGTGGTCAGCGAGGGGCGTCGACCGCCGCTCGGGACCGAACCCAAGGTGATCGAGGCGCCCGAGGCCAAGGCGGCCTTCGACGGCTATCTGCGCGCGGGCGCATCATTCGGGCTGGAGCTGAAGGCGGGGCTGTCGTCGGCGTCGAACTCGGCCGGCTATGTCGTGCCTGAGCAGACCGAACGCGCCATCGAGCGGCGATTGATGGCCGGATCGCCGATGCGCGAGATTTCGACGGTGCGCACGGTGCAAGCAGGCGTCTTCCGCAAGCCGGTGTCTATTGCCGGTGTCGGCTCGGGCTGGGTGGCGGAGACGGCGGCGCGGCCCGAGACCGATCCGGCGACGCTGGCGCTGCTCGAGTTCCCGTCGGCCGATCTCTATGCCTGCCCGGCGGCGACCCAGTCGTTGCTGGACGACGCCCTGGTCGATCTGGACGAATGGCTGGCCGCGGAGGTCGAGGACGCCTTCACCGCGCAGGAAACCCAGGCCTTCGTCAACGGCGACGGGAGCAACAAGCCGCGTGGCTTCCTGGACTACACGATCGTCGCAGACGCCGATCAGGACTGGGGCGAGATCGGCTACGTCGCCTCCGGCGCGGCCGGCGCCTTCGCCCCGACCAGCCCGGCGGACCGCCTGATCGATCTGATCTACGCGCCGAAGGCCCAATACCGGCCCAACGCCCGCTTCGTGATGAACCGGCGCACGGTCTCGGCGGTGCGCAAATTCAAGGACGCGGACGGCAACTACATCTGGCAGCCGGCGCAGCGGGCGGGTGAGACGGCCTCGCTGCTGGGTTACCCGGTCACCGAGATCGAGACGATGCCGAACATCGCGGCCAATGCGGCGGCGATCGCGTTCGGCGATTTCCGGCGCGGCTATCTGATCGTCGACCGGGCGGGGGTGCGGGTGCTGAGGGACCCGTACTCGGCCAAGCCCTATGTGCTGTTCTACACCACCCGACGTGTCGGCGGCGGGGTGCAGGACTTCGACGCGATCAAGGTGATGAAGTTCAGCGCGACCTAGCCCGCTGAGGGAGTGAGTTGGCGGCGGGTGGCGAGCGAGTCGCTACTCGCCGCCCGGCGTTCGCCACCATCAATCAAAGCGAGGTCGATATGACCGCACCGGTGTCCCTCACCGAGGCGAAGCTGTTCCTGCGCGTCGAGCACGGCGTTGAGGACGGGCTGATCCAGACATTGATCGACGCGGCCCGGGCGCGGGTCGAGGGCGACGTGGGCCTGATCCTGACGTCCACCTCGCCTGCTCCGTTGCGACTGGCCATCCTGATGCTGACGCTGCGCGGCTATGAGCGCGGCGAGACTGAAATGCCGATCCAGCCGGTCGAGGCCTGGCTGGCGCCGTACCGCGTGGTGCGGTTGTGATCGCCGCGCGCATGCCTTTGCTGGCCCAGGTGTTCGAGGTCATTGAGGCGGAGACGCCCTATGGCGGACGCAGCCTGACCTACGAGCTGATCGGTTCGGCCTGGCTCAGGGCGGGGCCGACGCGACGACGGGACAGGAGCGAAGCGGGGACCTTGACGACGGTTGAGACCCTGACGGCCGAGAGCCGGCTGGATTCCCGACTGACCGCCGGGCGTGTGCTGCGCTTCGGCGGGGGAGACTGGCGGATCGTCTCGGGCGAGCCGGTCGACCGCCGGAGCATCCTTCATCTGGAGCGGACGCGATGAGCCATGAACTGGCCCTGCAGAAGGCGCTGATCGTGCATTTGAAGCACGATCCGGCGACCTCGGCCTTGCTGGGCGGTCGGATGTGGGATGCGCCGCCGCCGGAGCCGAGCTATCCGCACCTGCTGATCGGCCGCAGCGAAAGCCGGCCGGTCGCGGCGGACGGCGGCGGGATCGAGCATCTGCTGACGTTGACCATCGTGTCCCGCTTCCAGGGCGCGGAGGAAGCCAAGGCCGCCCTGGCGTCGGTCCGTGCATGCCTGACCGATGCGACGCTGGAGGCGGACGGGGTGCGGACCGTCAGCCTGGGCGTGCGCTTCAGCGATGTCTGGCGGTCGCCCACCGGTCCCCGAACCTATGCGGTCCTGCGTGTGCGGGCCGTGACCGAAGAAATCTGAACCGGACGGAGATTCATATGAGCGCTCAACGCGGCAAGGACATCCTGCTGAAGATCGAAAGCGGGGGCGGCGGTTTCACGACCGTGGCGGGGTTGAGGGCGCGGACCATCGCGCTGAACGCCCGGACGGTCGACGCGACTGACGGCGACAGCGCCGGGCGTTGGCGTGAGCTGCTGTCCGGCGCTGGAGTGCGGTCGGCGGCAGTGAATGGACAGGGCGTGTTCCGGGATGCGGCCTCGGACGCCCTGATCCGCGAGGCCTTCTTCAGCCAGGCGGCGCGGATCTGGCGGCTGATCGTACCGGACTTCGGGCAGCTGGAGGGACCGTTTCTGGTGGCGGCGCTGGAGTACGCTGGGGAGCATGAGGGTGAGGCGACTTTCGCGATCAGCCTGGCCAGCGCCGGCGAGATCGCCTTCGAGGCCCTGTGATGAATGGCGCACGGGGCGAGGCGAGGGTTCGACTGGCCGGCGAGGAACGCATGCTTTGCCTGACGCTGGGTGCGCTGGCGGAGATCGAGACGGCGTTGGGCGTGGAAGGGTTGGGCGGATTGGCGGACCGGATGCGCCGGTTGTCTGCGCGCGATCTGACGGCGGTGCTTACGGCTTTGCTCAGAGGCGGGGGCGAGACGGCGCTGGCCGGCGACCTGGTCGTGGCGATCGATCCGCGCGAGGCCGCTGAAGCGGTGGCGATGGCGTTCACGGCGGCGGCGGAATGAGCAACCGCTGGGGTGAGATGCTGCGGACCGCAGTGAGCCTGGGGATCCGGCCGGCGGTCTTCTGGCGCCTTTCGCTGAGGGAGTGGCGGATGCTGACGGCGCGGCCTTCCGGGCCGGAGCCCATGGGACGCGATGCGTTCGAACGACTGGCGGAGGCATGGCCCGATGAATGAGATGTTCAGGCCCGATGGGCTGGAGGAGACGCCCCGACGGATCGCGGAAGCGGCCGCGGCCCTGGAAAGTCTGCGGGAGCCCGCAGAGCGGGCGGCGGCGGCGGTCGAAGACGCCTTCGGGAAGGCGGCCGACGGACTGGCGCGATCATTGGCGAGGGCGGCGGCGGATGGGGAAATCACGCTCGCCGAACTGGCGCGCGCCGTGCTGTCGGTTGCCAACGGCGCGGGCGGCGGATCGTCGTCGGGTTTGTCGGGCGCCATCGCCAATGCCGTGTCGGGCCTGTTCTCGGGCAGTCGGGCGGACGGTGGCCCCGTCGTCGGCGGGGGAGCCTATCTGGTCGGCGAGCGCGGACCGGAAGTGTTTCGCCCCATAGGTTCGGGAACGATCGAAGCGGCAGCGGGAGGCGCGGTGACGGTGAATGTCTCCATCGGCGGCGGCGTCCCGAGCTTGCTGCGCTCCGAGGCCCAGATCGCGCAGATGCTGGCTCGAGCGGTGGCCTTGGGCGCGAGGAGGCTTTGATGTCTTTCCATGAGGTGAGACTGCCCACCCGTCTGGCGTTCGGATCGACGGGCGGGGTCGAGCGGCGAACCGAGGTGGTGACGCTGGGGTCGGGCCACGAGCGGCGATCGACGCCATGGGCGGCCGGCCGAAGGCGTTATCTGATCGGGGCCAACCTGCGGTCGCTGGACGACATGGCGACGCTGACAGCCTTCTTCGAAGCGCGGCGGGGGCGGTTGTACGGCTTCCGGTTTCGGGACTTCTCGGACTTCAAATCCTGTGCGCCGGGCGCGAGCGTCGGTCCGGTGGATCAGAGGCTGGGGCAAGGCGACGGAGCGCAAACGATGTTTACCTTGCGCAAGACCTACGGCGAGGGTCCGGACGCCTGGAGCCGCCTGATCGCCAAACCGATCGACGGATCGGTGCGGGTGGCCGTCAATGGAGTGGAGACCTCGGCCTTCACGGTCGATGTGGCGACGGGTCGGGTGACGCTGGCGGCGGCCCCTGCAATCGGAGCGGCGGTCACCGCCGGGTTCGAGTTCGATACGCCCGTGCGCTTCGATTCCGATCGGATCGAGGTGACGCTGGAGAGTTTCGACGCCGGCCGGATGGCCGCCTTGCCGCTGATCGAGATCAGGATCTGAGACATGCGCGACATACCGACCGAGATGGTCGCCCGCATTGAAAGCGGGGCGGCGACGCTGTGCCATGTCTGGCTGCTGATGCGGCAGGACGGCGAGCGATTGGGCTTCACGGACCACGACCGCGACCTGGACCTCGACGGCGTGATCTGCCGCGCGGCAAGCGGCTGGACGGCCGGGGTTATGGAGAGCGCGGTGAATCGCGTCGGGACAGTCTCAGTGGCAGGTGTTCTGGATGACGCGATGATCCGCGCGGAGGATCTGGACGCCGGTCTGTACGACCGTGCGAGCATCGAGCTGTGGCGGGTGGATTGGGCCAGGCCCGAACTCAGGGTGCGGCTTTGGTGCGGACGGCTGGCCCGGGTGCGGCGAGAGGGTGAGGCCTTTACGGGAGAGCTGGAAGGGCCGTTCGCGGCGCTGGATCGGGTGGTCGGCCGGACCTTCGGCCGGGGTTGCGAGGCCGAACTGGGCGACAGTCGGTGCGGCGTGGTGCGCGCCGCCTTTCCGGGCCTGACCTGCGACCGGCGCTGGGCGACCTGCGTAGGCGTGTTCGGAAACGGGGCCAATTTCCGGGGCTTTCCCGACATCCCGGGCGACGATTTTCTCGCCGCATCTCCCGTGGAGGGTGGTCGGAACGACGGCGGGAGCCGCCGGTGAGGGCGCGGGTGCTGGCGGCGGCCCGGAGTTGGCTGGGAACACCCTATCGACATCAGGCCAGTATGAAGATGCAGGGGGCGGATTGCCTGGGGCTGGTGCGCGGGGTGTGGCGCGAGGTCGTGGGCGTGGAACCGGAGGCGGCCCTCGCCTACGGGCCCGACTGGGCGGAAGCGGGCGGTGAAGAGCTGCTGTGGGCTGCGGCGCGGCGATGGCTGGTCGAAATTCCGGTGGCGAGAGCGCAGGCGGGAGACGTGTTGCTGTTTCGCATGGCGGCGGGTGTGCCGGCCAAGCACTGCGCCATTCTGAGCGATGAGGCCGGCGAGGGGCGGATGATCCACGCCTACTGGGGGCGGGCGGTGGTGGAGAGCTGGATGGGGCGGTGGTGGCGCCGGCGGCTGGTCGCGGCTTTTGCCTGGCCCGCGCCCCGGGTCCCGGAAACAGACGGAGAATAG